GGTGGCGGATTTCTCCGCCACCAAATAATGGTTAGGCGTTAGCGTAACCTTGTGAACCAAATAAAGCGGCTTGACCAGCTGCGATTACAGCTTTTGATGGTGTACCTACTCTATATGCTACTCCAGTAGATGTTCTATTTTCATAAATCATCATACCTTCGTTTCTCAACTTACCAACCATTGATGCTGGTGAAGTTAAGTCAAATTTGTTTCTTAGAGTTTTCCAAGTAACAGATTGACCTGTTGAAAAAAGGTTTCTTACCTTTTCAGTTTTTGAAAGTTTAGTTCTAGCCATGTCAGTTTCTCCTTTATTAGATTTAAATATAGACATTATATTTGATAACATTTGTTACCGTCCTTTCTTATAACTATTTTACAACCTGTCGAGGCGATTCCATAGGAATTCAGTTGTCATTATTAGGTGGGTCTAAATCAAAGTCTGGAATAAACTCGATACCACCCTTAGCTTCATCTGTAATATCACTAATATTTTTTACAGATTTAGCTTTTGTATCATAGATTTTACTATAATCTATTCTAGCAATTTGTTCGCCTTTTGGCGACACATCTATTTGAACCGTACTATCTACCACTTTTTGTACAACATGGTTCAAACCAAAATCTCTTTTTATCATACTACGCATTGCATCAACAAGATAAGCAAAGTCTTTTGTAAAAACTTCTGTATTTGTTCGCATAGCTAAATCAACACACCTTTTTAACAAGTCTAATGCAATATCATCAACGGCAGATTCAACGAATTGAATTGTCTGTTGTTTTTCAACTTGTTTACTAAACTTTTCACTTTTAGGACCAACATTGTCTTTTTTAACAATACGGTTTTTAGGAAAAAGTATAATCTTGCCATCTTCGTTCACTATATTATCTTCCCGTCAAAGGTTACTTTTCCTTTATTATGAAAAAACTCTACTAATTGATTATAACCACCAATAAGTTCTTCATCTATCATAATTTGAGGCATTGTTCTTACTTGTTTACCTACAGCTTCAAATAATTCTTCTGGTGTTTTAAAATCAACACCAAATTTTTTTTCTGTAAAAGGTAGGTTAAGGCCTTTCAACAAGGCCTTTGCCTTATCACAATAGATACAGTTAGGTTTACTGAATATCTGTATTTCCATTGTCATTATCTTTCGTTAAGTCTTCCCACTTATCTTCCGCTTTTGACCTCAAATTATATGCGTCAACAGCCTGGTCGATAGTGAAGTTATACATTTTATTATATTCGCCTAATGGTAATCTCAAACCAATCCAAGCTCTATAATATTTGTTAGTTGTCAAAGTAACATCCTGAGCAAAGATTTCATAACCTCTTACAGGTGTATTTTTGATTTGATTTACAATTGTAGATTCAACTTCACTTACAACTGTTTTGGTATTTGCTTTGCCAAGTTCAGTAACATATTGTTTACTGTCTTTGTTCATTTTACCCATAACAATATCTGCAAGTTCAGCTTTGGCAATCATTTTTGCCTTCTCAATTGCAAGGTTTAAGTCTGGCGATACAGCCGTACCTACACCGTAAATACAAAGTTTATCTTTATCTTTACCAAAGTACGAAGCATCACAAGCCTTCGTTTCAGAAAAGTCTGCCATGTACCAATTAGGTACTTCGTTCATCACTTTTCCTGTTTCTGACTTAATTTTATAAGTCGAGCTACAAGCACCTAGCGTCAATGCCATTGCGCCTACAGCTAATATTTTAAGTTTATTGTTCATTTTTCACACTCTCTTGTATATAATACAATACTTCTTGCGATTTGTCAAGCGCCAGTTGAACATAGTCTAAAGCCTGTTCACTTGTCACACCTGTAAATACCACCAAGAGCAATGCTACAATGATAATATTTTTTATCATATTATTTTACCTCCCATTCGCCGTTAATATTAAGACACGCTTTACCGAATGACTTAAATGCGTGGCCTGGTCGACTATAATATCGACAATATTCTGGAGTTGATACATCTGTGTAATAGAATTGAGCAAATAGTTCCCAATAACTAGGACCATCAAACCTTTTTCTACCGTCTGCACACTCCAAAATTTCTTCTTTCACAATTTCATTATCATCTGTTTCTTTGATAATGACTTTTACATAACAAAATTGGCCATTAACTTCGTCTGGATTTACTGGTCGTATTTTAGAATAATAAGCATCACTTTCTCCAACAGCAACGCCAGAAATTAATAAAAAGATTATTAATATAAACGACCATGTAAGGTATTTTCTAATTTTTTGATATTGAAATGGATCCATTATCTAGTAATTCCTATCAGATTAAACATAATTAGTCAATTTTTTGATACTATCCTTTGTATTATATATTGTATCCTCAATAAAGTCAAGCCTGGATTGATTGCTTGTCAATTCTTTTTCTTCTTCCAACTCTTTGATTTCGTTCTCTAATTGTTCTATTTTTGTTCTTATATCACTTTCTGTCATAATTTACCTCTCACTTACTCGTTTCTGGACTTTCCACCCAACGGCCGTCTGGTAGCTGACAAGCAGTACCAAATACCATTTTTCTATTCACACCGCCAAGTCCGATTAACGGCCATTGATTTGTTATATCAATTGTGGCATCATAGTCTTTACACTTAATTGGTCCTTTTAAATACGACCTTGTGGTTTTAATGATACCTGAATTTCCTGTTTTGCCATTGTACCAATTTGTATAACTTGAACCGGCAGGACCATTATTTAAATGGTCTACGAAAACGGCATTGTGTACATCATAATCTGAATTATACATTATGTTAGCACCTGCAAATGCACCACCCATTGTACAAACAAATAGAGCTGCTGGTTCGGTTGTAAATTGAGCACACGAAGCGGCCATTGTGCCACCACCTAATACTGCACCTACTTGACTTCTATTTGTACTGCAACCACTAACAAGTATCGTCAGCAATATCAGTAGGGTCAATTTTTTCATAATTTCCTTTGTCTTGCGATATGATATAACAATCACTTTGTATTTGTTGTATCAAGTTATCAATCTCAATCGTGTTTGCCTTATTGGCTCCGTATTTCATTTCACGGAGCCTATCGGCATCTTTTTTTATACCATCAATCTTATCGCAAAATTCACTAATCTTGTGATACATATTCTTTTACCTTTTGAAATAAGTTTTGAATTTGTAATTTATTATTAGCAAGTTGGTCTTTACCTTGTTGCCAATTTACTTGTTGAAAAGTAACTATTTCATTCCACTCATTCTGCAACCAATTAGTTACTTTATTTTCTTCTGCTTTGGCAACTGACCATGCTAATAGGTAAATTGCAAAAAACATAAAGATAAGTTTCTTCATACTTTTCTCCCAGCTGTTTTTAAGTCCTCTTTACCAACGACCATATAAGGACCTTTGTTGTAAGCAGGAACGATTGAATACTGTTTACTAATTTCTAATCTTTCTTGCCTTTCTTTGTGGTCAATAGTACCGCCATTACCTAGTTTTGTTTCTGCACTAGGATAACTCGGTGTTTCTCTACGGTAAATTCTATCAGGTTCATATGTACCAACAATATGTTCTGTTTTGACTTTTAGTCTACCAAAACGATATTTAATATAGTCTTCTAAAGACAACATATGTTTGTGCATATTCATTTTTTTCATCTGTTTGTTATACAAACGCAAGTCTTCTTTATATTGTGCAATTTGATTATCAGAAAGATTGTTCATCTTCTTTTGATTTTTTCTCAAAGTGCCACTACTGGTGTTTGTATAGATGATTGCCATAATTAAAATGATAACTCTTTGTTGTTTTCGGTGTAGTCGTCATAACCCTCTTCAGCTTTTTTCTCAGCAAATGTTTTGCCAAAGAAAGCTTTGTAGAAGGCATCTCTTGGATTTGGTGTAAGATACAAGTTTAGTAACTTGTCAAACTTGATATTGACATATTCAAATACTTCAGGCATTGTCTTTTCTAATTCAATGTATTCTTTTAGAAGTTTAATTCTGTTAGTATAGATTTTGTGGTCATCACCTTTGGCCAGTTTAGTGTCTTTAGCCTTAGCGTCATTAAACTCAGCAAAAATCATCTCTTTGTCATATCTAAAGTTAGTTGGTTTACTCATAAGTCCTTTCATAGTTAGTTAATATTCATATATCCTATCAAAATTGATGGATATTGGCAAGTCTTATTGCTGGTCAAAAATGTCGCATATTTACTGGTTTTTTGACCATACTCCGACCTTCGAACAGCTCTTTTCGTCTGTCCTGGCGCATCCTGGCGCCTCGTTTTTTTAAGGAAATACCTCAAAACTCTCAAATACACGGTTTTCGTTCAATTGTGATTGTTCATCAGCCCATTTATCAAAGTCGTCACACATAACCTGGTATTTCGATTTCAATACCATAATCTTGTCTTTGGCTGTTGCTGTGTCACCACTATCCAATGCATCATTGATTTCATTCAACACTTCTAAAGTTTCAAACTCGGAAACCATATTATTTCTCCTTAGGATTAGAATTATCTTCACTGTCCATTAACAACACAATGTAATGAGCAGCCTTTAATAAGTCGGCACGATTACGGCCGCCTTTCTTACCAAACCTTGCAAGATATTTAATTGCATTGGCTTGACAAAAATCTTTATCTATTCCACACGACCTTAACAAGTCTTGTACTTGTACGCCATTGGAAACCTGAGCATAATGTTGACCATATGTTGATTTGATATAGTCACCAATTTCTTTCAGGATTTTGTCTTCATTATATTTCATTTGTAGCACTTTCTTCAACTTTGTTGATTTGATTAAAATAACACCAATATGTACCATTGTCGCCTGAATATGTAATAGCGCCTTTGTACCCTAAATCGGTATCATAAGTTTTTGCATTTAAAGCTGTTTCGTTCTCAGCTGCTATGTCATTCATTTCGGTAGCAATACCAATATTGATAATGGTACCCTCTCTACCGTTGTTAGCATAAACATAATCACCTACATTTATAATCATAATATAACTCCTTGTTAGTGTTTAATTTCAAATAAGTATTCTTTATCATAAGAAAGACCAAGACTATAACAAATATAACCGGAATCTTGTTCTTTGTCAAGCCCCTCTGCTTCTAAAATCCATTTAATGGCA